AATTAGACGATATAAAAGAATTAAGAGGTTTTACAGGAGATTGGTTAGTTCAAGAAAAATATGATGGTATGAGAATACAAATTCATAAAATAGATAATGAAATTAAAATATATTCATATAATGAAAAAGATATTACTGATAAATGTAAAGATATATTAGAGCAATTAAAGAAAAAGCATTTTGGCGATTGCATATTAGATGCTGAACTATTGTTGTTTGAAGGTGAAACCCCATTGCATAGAGCAGAAGTTGTTGCTAGAATTTTTAAAGATAAAAAAGCAGATACTACTTTGAAAGCACATGTCTTTGATATCATGCGCCATGAAGAAAGGGATTTGATAGAAGAACCATTAAGCGAAAGAATCGCAATCTTATTCCAAAATTATTCAATGCATTCACATGAATTATTAGCATTCCCTTCTAAGAAAGATACTAGAATTGCAGATTCTTTAGAAGATGTTGGTAAGTATGCAAAAGATATAATGAAGATACCTACTTCTGAGGGAGTAGTAATTAAAGATATGACTTCAACTTATTTTAGAGGAACTAAGAAAAATCCAAAATGGATTAAATGGAAGAAGTTTGTAGATTTAGATTTAGTAGTCTTGGATAAAAAATCTACTAAGTCTAATTTATTTTCATACACTTTAGGTGCAGGGCCAGTTGACAAAGGTGTTGAGATAGATGGTAGATTCTACATGGATGTTGGTAAAGCCCTCAATACAAAAATAGATGTTGATGTTGGTTCTATTGTTAGGGTTAAAGTGGATGAAGTGAAAAGAAAGGGGGATTCGTATAGGTTATTTTCTGCTAAAGTAATTGAAATACCCGAAGTTGAACAACCTGATAAAGTAATCACTTTAGATATTTTAGCAGATAATACTAAAAAATCAGTTAGTTACAAAGCCAAAGCATTAGAAAAATCTATTGTAATTACAGACACTATTCATGGGGATGCAACTATAATCGCTAAATCGGACTTTGACGGATATACTATCTTCGGTTTTGAAGAAAATAATCTTATGGCTAAAAACGCCTTACTTGACATAGATATTTGGAAAACACAATTTGAAGAATTGATGAAAGAAAGAAAAGGTAAGTTAAGAGTTGCAATTAAAAACCATTTATTAGATGAAGGTAGAAAACATATTAATGAGATTCATGAGCATTTGTTAAAACATTTTGATTCTTTATATGATGAAGTTTTTGATAAAGATAAATTAAAGTTGGCTAATTATTTGAAAACTCAAGCAGATGATATGAAGCATGTTGGTAATTATAAATTTGAAGCAGATGCAAATGTTTTAGAAAAATATGAAACCCCTGAAGAATATAGGAAAGGTGAATATAAAATATATTCTAGAGATGATGGTAATTTACAATTTTTAATTCAAGTTGGAGATAAAACATTACCTTGGACAATTAAAATTCAAAACATGGATGATGTCTTTAATTTATTTGGAAAATCTACAAAGTTCCCTGCAATGGTGGCAGAAAATGTTTCTAAAGAAAAATTAATTGATGAAGGTATTGTAAAATTAGGTGTACAAAGACATGGTTATCATGAATATATATTAGATGGTGATAAATTTAAAACAAAATTACATTTTAGAGTAGTGCCTTTAGAAGATGAACCTCGTTGGATTGCCTTTACTAGTATAGAAGATGACCCTGTTGACCCTAAAAGTGATGAAGGTATATGGAACATTACCCAAGATAAGAATAATAAATTAAACTTTTTAGGGTTAGATTAGGTACTCCTTTATATAACAAAAGGAAAAATTTGCGTCGTGTCTAAAATAGCGAAGATGGAAGGTGAGGACTTTAAGATAGTTAAATCAGATGATTTGATAATAGCAGGATATGCTTCTATTGAAATAGTAGACAAACAAAATGACTTAATTACACTAAAAGCACTTAATGAAGCAGCCGGACAATTCATGAGAGAAGCAAAATATAGAAATGTAATGACAAACCATTCAAATGTTCAAGTAGGAGAAGTAATAAAAAATTATAGAGACAGTACTGGAAGATTATGGAAAACAGAAGTAGATGATGTAGGATTTTTTGTAGTAATAAAACTTAGAGAAGATATAGAAAAAGCAAGGGAGGTTTCTAGAGATATAAGAAAAGGCACATTACGCTCTTTTAGTATCGGTGGACAGGCTCTTGAAAAGAAACAAAGACAAAATGAGGAATTAGGAGAATACAACGAAATTAGTAAATTAGAACTCCATGAAGTAACAATATGTGAAAAAGGAATAAACCCTGAAGCAAAATTTGATATATTAAAAATGGAAAAGGTGAATAAAATGAGTGAAATAGAAAAAGCACTGGATGAATTAAATACTCTTGTAAAAGAAGTTAAGGATTCCGTAAAAAAAGAGAGCGAGTATTTAGATACAGAGCCGGAAGATATGGAAATGGCCCATGCAGATGATGACATGGAAATGGCTGACGATTCTGAATTAAAATATGATGATAATGATGGACTAGCAGCACACATGGCGGGGGAAGCAGTTTCTCCGGGTGAAAGTAAACATCCTGCAATACCTGAAGTTGGAAACCCTGATGAAGAAGGCGGGGAAGTTCCTATGGTAAAAGGTATGGATGCACCAACTTTGAACCTAAGCCATGAAAATCTTGAGAAGGCTTATGCGGAATTCCGCAATGAGCAACTTGAGAAACTTGCTTATGAAAACTTGCAAAAGGAATTTTCAGAAAGATTCCAAAATGAAATTGCAGTTAAAGAAGCAGAAATAGTGAAGCAAAATTACGATGCTAAAGCAGAAGTTGATGGCCTTAAAGCACAATTCAATGATTTGCTAAAAGCATTAAAAGATGAAAAGGAAAATGTAATTGTAAAACAAAAAGAACAAGTTGAAGCAATGAACATTCCTAGTTACGATGATATTTCCAAGATGGAATGGCATGAAGTACATGCTATCGTTCAACGATTGGAGAACACAATATAAGGTGATGAAAAATGGCAAAATACATTAATACAATAAAAGATTTGGAAGCCGCAACCTATGGGTTTGGTGGACAATACAGCAGCAATAATCAAATCTTGAAAGGTGCAGGTATAGTAGCAGGTTTAGCAAGTGGACACGATGGTTCTCTTTCTTCACTAGGTAGTGGAACAGCATCCGCTAACTTAAGCGCACTTTACAACAAGGTTTATGGACAAAAAGTTTGGTCAATGCTTAACCAAGAGATTAATCCTCTAAGCATTCTACCTAAAAGACCCTACACAAGTAGCGGTTGGAGAGTAATGACCAAAAGACCGGCAGGTGGCGGAAATGCTAAACTAACAGTTGCAGATACAGCATATTCTGCGGGTTCAGCATTAGATGCACCTCACGCAGATGAAATTGGTGGAGTAGCAGAAAACGCTGCTTTTAACACTACAGGTTTCAAAGCACTATCTCCTGAATACACAACATTATTCATGAGTCCTAAAACAATCGCACATTATTTCGACTACAGTGAAGTAGCGGCTGAAATGGCAAAGATTGATGATGGTGTTGGCGACCTACGTGCTTTGATTAGAGAAGACATGGGTAAATTCCATGCTGAGGTACAATCAAAGATGCTAGTTATGCCATTGGAATACTACGACTTAGATGCAGCAACAGCAATTCTTGAAGATGCTTCTTCTGCTCTTAGTGGTAGTGGTGGTACACAAGTTTATGCAGATATGGAAAACAACTTAACTTCATTAATGAAGATTGTATCAACATCTGCTGAAATTCATGAGATGACAGCACAAAACATCATAGCATCAGCAAATGGTGGAGCAGCATCTCTTGATATTGCTCAACTATATGGTAACACTGACAGAAGAGCAAGTACAGCAGTCGGTTCAAGTGTAGGTTTCATGGATGCACACGTTAACTTCGGTGACGGATATGCAGCCGCTGAGCAAAGAACATTGACTCTTAGTATATTGAACAATGTAATTCAAAACCTAAGAAGCAATGGTGGTACACCAAAAGTAATTCTAACAGGATACGACACTATCCAAGCAATTGCTGACTTACTACAAAGCCAAGAAAGATTCCTAGAGGCTAAGGAAATTATTCCTACCCACAATGGAGTTAAAGGTGTAAGTGGCCGTGAAGCAGGATTTAGAGTAGCAACATACTACGATATTCCTCTTATCCCTGCAAAGGATATGAGATTCACAGCAAACCATGCAACAACAACTGGACTTAGTGATTTACTATTCCTAGATACTGACCACCTATGGTTATCAGTGTTAAAACCTACTCAATACTTTGAAGCAGGTATTACACATGGCGACCCATTCGGTGTAGGTGTACTTGGAAACAGAGGTTTGTTCAGAACAATGTCAGAAGTAGGATGTTCGTTCTTCAAAGGTCAAGGTAAAATCACCAACGTAAAATGAGGTGATTTAATTGGCTTTAGCGTATACAGTAACACTACTGGCAGACCACAATGGTATAACTAACCCAAAAGTTATGGGTAATGAGTACTTTGTTGATGCAGTAATAGATGTAACTTCCCATGTGGCAGCAGGGGCTGTAATCCCTGCTAGCCAATTTGGGTTAGAAACAATTACTGCTGCTTGCATAACAGGAACAGAAGGTGGAAACACTAGACTACCTTTTATCGAAGCAAGCGCAGCAGGGGCTTATGAGTCATCAAGTTCGATTGCTCTTATCTTTACAAGTTTAGACGGCACTAATGCAACAGTTGCAGATGATGCTGACCCTACTTGTGCAGTAAGAGTAAGAGTTTGGGGCCTAATATAAGGTGATACCTTTGGCAGTAATAACTAACAAAAGTGAAAAGAGGGTTAGGGGAGGCCATTTCGGTACTCTCCTACCCTCCGAAACAACGGAATTACCTGCCTCTTTAGCAGTACACTACTTAGGTTGGCATCAATTAGATGTTGATTTTAAAGGTGAAGATTTAACAAAAAGTGTTGATGAACTCTTATTGTTAACTTTAAAAAGAACTTTAAAATTAGATGCAAATTTAGATGCAAAGGGTGTGGCACAATTGCTAAGCCCTGTAAAAAAGACACTTTTAGACAAAGTAAAAGATAATACTTTGGATAAAGTTAAACCTAAATCTAAAGTGACTAAAGAACAACCTCCGGCTGTTGAAGAAGTAGTTGAAGAAACTATTAAAGAGACAGTTGAAGAGTGAAACCGTTATAATCGGGTTATCTCTTCGCCTTAACATAGGGAACGGTGAAAACATGGTACAAGGATGTAGAACAAGTGGAAATCAAACATCATCTGCTTTGATATTTAGTGGGCAATGTAAACTAGTAAGTATACATATAACTAATATTCATGCAGATACAGCAGCATCACTTCTATTGTACGATAATACTGCGGCTTCGGGCACAGTAGTAGCGACAATGAGTGTAGGCCCCGGTTTATGCATGGAATTTGACATGCACGGTGTAAAATGTGAAAATGGATTGTATTTAACACTTGCAAATGGTACACCTCATGTAACCGTCGAATATGCTTAAGGGGAAGAGATAATGCCGGCATTAGAAAAAGATACGAAATTAGTAATGACAATATTGTTCGTAGGAACAGTAAGTGGAGCAAATGTGTACTTCTACTCCAATTATGGAGCAGATTTACCGTGGACTCATTTATCACATGCTGTTCTTTTCGGATTAATAACTGTTGGAGCCATTATGGGATTGAAGGCTTTCTTCGATTTAGTAATGAACGAGAGAATGGAATTATGGTTTTTAGACCGTAAAATAAAGTTATATTGGGAACGTAAGGCTAGAGAGAATCAGCAAAGACAACGCTTGAGAGAAACTATGGTACAATACAATATACCAGTACAATCACCTCAAGGTGACGAAATAGGTAATGAATTTTTAGCCGCTATTGAGAGATAGGGGGTATTAATTTGGTGCTAGATTTTGGCCTAAATGAACAAACAGTTTATGATATGACAAGGGCACATTCTGCCGATGTTTTTTTTATTAAACTTAGGGCTTGGACTTGGGGGATTGTCTGTTCTATAGTTGCCTTATTGATTGGGAATATTTTAGGTGATTATGACGTTAGTATACTTGGAGGATTATACAACTGGATAACGGGGTTGTTTTGAATGTCCTTAATGGCGGGGTTTGCAGTTATATGTGCAGATGCCGCAGTAGGTTTGTATAATCGTTTTCATGCTTTTCCTTTTGGTATTTATGGTGCGGCTAAAGTAGGTAAAACTACTATGCACCACCAATTAAGGACTA